CGGAGATCGTGATCGCCCTTCGCAAGGGCATGGCTGCCGAGATCGTCGCCATGATCAACGAGAAATACGACTTATGATTTCTTTTAATTTTCCCTCTCCCCTGGTGGGAGAGGGCGAGGGCGAGGGTGAGGGGGATATGCCAAGTGACGTTGAGCAGAAAGTAAAAGTATTTCTGGAGTCCTGGAACCTCCACGGAGGCGAGCTGGATACGAAGGCATCGTGCACGGTGTGTGGCCGGGACCTCGTTGACGGGAAATTCGCCCTGGTTGATGGGGTGCTGATCTGTTTGGAATGCAAAGGAAAAAATCAATGACCTCTGCCTTTCCATATATCGGCGGAAAGACTCGGATCGCGCCTCAAATCAGCGTCTATTTGCACGCCACCGGCGCAGATTGCCTGGTTGACGTTTTTGGGGGGAGCGCGGCAGTGCTCCTTAACTCCGGATTTGAGAAGCGAGTTTATAATGATATCGACGGTGACCTGGTGAACTTGTTCAGAGTGATCGGCAACGATCATTTCCTGCCTGCGCTTCTCCACCTAATTCGTCATACTCCTCCATCGAGAGAAATCTTTGAGGACTATTACAGGGATTATGCGGCGCACGGTTTTTCCTTCGGTCATGTGAGCGATCCGGTCGAGAGAGCCTTCCGGATCTTCTACCGGCTTCAGTTCGCTTTCGGAGGTAAATTGCGATCCGGAGGTTTCACGCTCAGCACCGGCGGCAGAACCACGATCAAAGAAGTGCTCAGGTACCGGAATTCTTTAAAGCGCCTGGCAGGGCTGGCCGGGTTCTTCAGAGATACGGCGATTGAGCATCTGGATTTTTCGGAATGTATCAGCACTTACGGGCACCGCTCTCGTGTGGTTCTCTTTGTCGATCCGCCTTATATCGGCTTTGAGAATTATTATTCCAGGAAAATTTCAAGGGCCGACCACGCTTTTTTGGCGCATCAATTGGCTTGCTGTAAGGCCCCCGTTGTCTGCACCTATTATGACGCTCCGGAAATCCGGGAGCTATATTCCGAGGCCAAATGGCAATGGTCGCCGATAGAGACGATTAAGAACAGCCAGAAAAAAGGCGGAAAAAACAAAGCGATAGAATGGGTCCTGAGCAGGAAAACGGCCATAGCGAATGACAGAAAACCTAACTCCACTTGAAGCAACCATCATGGGAGTCCTCGAAGGCCACAAAGGCCAGGAGAATTCGGTCTCGAAAAAAGACCTGGTGGACCGCGTGAACCAGCACTGGCCTTTGTTTCCGCTCGACGAGCGGATCATCCGTAGAACGATCAAGCATATGATCGAATCTCACGGCCAGTGGATCGGCTCATCTCCTAAAGGATATTTTATGGTCCAGACGGACCAGGAGCTCCTGGGCGTCTGCAAATACTACCGGGGCTACGGACTGAGCGCTCTACACATCGAAGCGAAGCTGCGAAAGATCAGCCTGCCTGCGTTGTTGGGGCAGCTATCGCTGGAATTCGGAGGATGAGATGGACTTATTCGAGCTGGGCGTCTTCATCGCAATGTACAGATTTTGGATAGGTTTGATCGGCGGTCTGCTCCTCGGAACATGTATCGGATTTATAATCGCAGGGGTTCTTAGTCTCGAACCACCGGAGCCAGGAGAGAGCTGAAAGCTCAAAGCTGAAGGCTCAAAGCTGAAGGCTGAGAGCAAAGACCTTTGAGCCTTTTTACGGGGTAAAACCATGACCATCGAGGACTATTTAAACATAGCGTCTCTGACATTCATCATTCTCTTTAGTCTGTGCACGTGGTGAAGAGACAGAATGATCTATCATCCGCTTTGTTCGAGGATAACCGGGTCAAATAACGTTTTGCCGACCCGCAGCAGTCGGTACGACTCGAAACCGAGGAGGAAAAAGATGACACTAACCGAAATCGAAAAACTGGCGAAGGAATTGGAGGACGCTCGTCTCAACCTGCGGGAAAGTCTTGATGAGCTCGAGACCGAGGTGCTGGCGATCAAGAAAAAATTCATGCCCGCGATCCGCCGGGCCGTGGAAAAAGCAGCCCAGCGCCACGAGGCGTTGCGCGAGGCCATTGCCGAGGCCCCGGAGTTGTTTGTCAAACCGAAGACCGTGATCTTTCACGGCATCCGGCTGGGCTACATGAAGGGCAAAGGAGATATTGCCTGGGAAGACACCGCACAGGTCGTGAAGCTGATCAGGAAAAATTTCCCGGATTCCATTGATATGCTCCTGAAGATTACGGAGACGCCGGTTAAAACCGCGCTGGCAGCCCTGAGCGTGTCTGACCTTAAGAAGATCGGGGTGACCGTGGTCGAGACGGGCGACGAGGTCTTCATCAAGCCGACGGACAGCGAGATCGACAAGATGATCAGCGCGCTCCTGAAGGACGAAGAGCTGAATCGGGCAGCATGAAAAGCCTGACGCGGTGACACGGAGAAACGGAGAAGCGGCGACGAAAGTAAATAATTATACGGAGCGGATCGGCGAAGCAATGGGAAATCAGAAATGCCGGGAGTTTTTCGGATTCGCGCGCGTGATGAAACCGCCGACATTGAAGCGCAGGATTCCCAAGATCGGGCGAAACAAGCCCTGCCCGTGCGGGAGTGGGAAGAAATTTAAGAGGTGCTGTCTGAAAGGTCATCGATGATCATCTCGTTTGCTCAGACGACACCAGCCATTCGCGATAAATCTAAGAAGGTAACCCGGAGATTTTGGGCCGACAGCTATGCGAAGAAGTTTAAGGCAGGGACGATTCATCAAGCGTGGGATCGCTCCCCCAGGACGGGAAAAGGGAAACGAATCGGGGAAATCATGATATCCCGCGAACCGTATAAACAGGCGCTTTGCATGATGACAGAGGAAGATTTTCAAAAGGAAGGCGGAGCCCGCTTCTGGACGGACCGGCAGAATTTTATCGAGTGCATGGGCGGCCCGACTGCCATCCCCTGGGTGATCGAATTTAACGTGTTGTGGGCGGACCAGCGATGAAACAGCCGATAGAAAAATACCGGGTGATCAGGGAGATCCCCCGGAGCTTTGTAAATCTTCTTCCGATAGAATGCCCGCCGATCCAGGCAGGCGAGGTCTGCCATTACTTTGAGCCTGGGGATATTTATTTGTTCGAGGCCCGCAAGGGATATGTCCCGTGGACCAAGAGGAAAACTGTCGAGCTTTGGTATACCATGTTTGAGCCTTTTGCGGACACGGATCACGGACACGGACACGTTTTTAACAATGCCGAACCCTGATCTCCAGACCAAAATCAAAGTTGCTTTGAAGAGGGCGGGGATCCCGGACCGTCGATATCGGGAAATCCTTTACGATAAATTCCGGGTCTCATCGGAAGAATCGATCTCCGATTCCCAGGCCCAGGTCCTGATCGGCTGTCTTGAGAGGCTCGGCCAATATCGGAGAAGACATGGGTCAGATTAATAATACTCAAAAGCAGCTCATCCATATCGGGATCTCGGAGCTGGGGATCGACGACGACACGTATCGCATGATGCTCGCGCGTTACGGGGTCGATACCTGTAAGGACTTGGAATACTCGGAGGCCTCCGCATTGATCGACGATCTGAAGAAGAAGGGGTTTAAGATCAGGAGAAAAAGGCTCAAGGCTCAAAGCTCAAGGCTCAAGGGGAAGAGCTCCAATGTGGTTTATTTGCCAACGAAGCAGCAGCTCGGTCTGATCGAGCATCTGCGGGCGGATATCATCTGGCGCGTGCATGACGGCTATCATCGATGGGTCAAGAAATTTCTCGGCCGGACGTATATCAAAAACGAGAAAGAAGCTCAAAAGGTGATCGAGGCATTGAAGGGGATGAAAAGAAATCAGGCGAGGAGATGCGCGGAGCCGGACGGAGAAATCAGGCCATGAAGAGATACGCATTCAAAACGCAGAGACGCTACGGGAAAAGAGATGTCGTGATCCGGCAACCGAGGGTCAACCGCCTTTGTTTGAAATGCGATTCTGGTTTCACGGCAAAGGGCCGATTCAACCGGATCTGCCCGAAATGCACCAATGTGATTGCGAATTACTAAACAAAAAGATAGTGATCAGTAATCAGTGAGCAGTAACCAGTAACACTGACACTGACACTGACACGGGGGTTTTGAGCGATGGCGACGTGTAAGAAGTGCGGAAAGAAGATCGACAGTGGCTCCCCCTGGTCATTGCGATATCGATATAAATATTGCATAGACTGCAACGACGAGATCGCCGAGTCCAGAGGCCAGCTGATCCGTTGCGGAAGAAAAGTCGAGGCCAGCCTGAAGGCCGCGGCGGATGCGAGCGGAAACCCAAAGATCTGGACAGCGGGCGAATGCAGCCAGGAATTTTTGAAATCGTTGATACCGGTGTGATATGATCGATCTCAGAGGAGGTGGACGCTATGAAAAGCAAAGCCAAAAAAGATATACGGGCGGGGATGCTCGTCAGATGCAAAAAATCGAAGAAGGGAATTTTCCTCGTTGATCTTTTGCAAACCAACAAGGGAGAGGGCCTAATCGGGATTGCCGCGCGGAATATCAAAAAAGATGAACTCATTGAATGGAATCCCGTTGCAAACACAAAAGATATATTAAGGCAGGGAAACGTGAAGATATGGCCCTCGGCCTCAAAGGAGGTGATTTGGGATGACCCTTGAAGAGGTTAAGCAAAAAATGGAAGAAGCCAAACTAAAAATCATGGTGATCCTGGATGACGTGCAAGATGAAACGGGAATAGAAATTGAAGATGTAAGGATAATTGCGACATCGGTGAACATCGGCCCGAAAGGGAGGAAAAACCGTTTCTCGGTAAACTTCAGGTCAGAAATGTAAGACTGGAATTTTGGAAAGATGACTCTCGAACAAGCCCGAAAAATCTGCGAGGAGATCATCAAAAAGTACGGACTCGAGTCGCATTCGGATTACCACGAGGGGCGAAAGGGTGACAGCGTCCTGATCTATTTGACGTTGAAATTCAAAGTCGACAAGAATTCTCTTGACAGGAAAGTATCAAAGTGATATACGGAAACAGTGAAAGCCAGCGATGGCAAAAAGGAGAACGTCATATTGATCAGGATGTCGAAGAAGGAGGCTCGGTTGATAAAGAAACAGGCCCGGAGCCTCGGTCTATCGGTATCCGCCTATGTCAGGATGTTAATCAATTTGGAGGATAAAAAGTGAGATAGTTTGTTCCCTAAAACCTAATCGATAAGGACGAGGAATACTCGCAAGGACGAGGAAAACCCGACTTATTCTGTCATCCTGAACTTGTTTCAGGATCTCAGTTGAGTCGGGTTTTTTATTTTTCCGCCTACGCCTTCCCGGCTACGGCGCGACAAGCAGGGACGCAAATGATCATCACCCGTTGGACGCATATCATGCTTCACCACTCGCTCACCAAGGACGGCCAGACCGTCTCCTGGCAGGCGATCCGGCGCTATCACATGTCGTGGCGGATTGACGGGGTGATCGTAACAAAAGCGGAATACGACCGGAGGCTGGCGATAAAGGACGGAAAACGGTTCGAGTCGCCCTATCGCGCCATCGGCTATCACTATGGCATCGAGCTGATCAACGATCATTATGAGATCCTGGTTGGCAGGGAACTCGACCAGGAGGGCGCCCACTGCGTGGGGATGAACACCCGCGCCATCGGGATCTGCTTCGTGGGTAATTTCGACGAGGCGACGCCTCCGCCGGATCAATGGAAGGCCGGAGTAAGGTTCGTGAGAAGCCTTTGCCGGAACCTGCTCATCCCGATGGTCGCTGTCGTCGCGCACCGGGATTACGCTCAAAAGAGCTGTCCGGGAAAATTGTTTGACATAGGTCTCTTCAGGAGAGATCTGGCGAGCATCATATGATTGAAAAAATCAAATCGGGCGACTTCATGGTTCTTGACGGAAACACGCCGATCTTCTCCCCGGTCGTCGATTACTACAGCAACCCGACTCTGGGTAATGAAGGCGAGGATTTAATGGCCCTCAATGACGGGCGAAGGGCCGAAAAATTCAACCCAACCCATGTCCAGGTCATCGTCGGCGTCGACGGGGATAGGAAGCTCGGCCAGGAGGACGCGGTCGTCGTCGTCAGCTGCGATTCGAACGGGGTCTACTGCCGGTCGGTCCGGCCCGAGGAGTGGGCCTCTCGCTGGCGGATCATGAGCCTGAAACCCGGTTACGAATTCACCGAGGAGGGACTTTACCGTGCCCGCAAATTTTGCTTTTCAACGATCGGTCACTCCTATGACTATGCGGGATGTTTTGGAGATTTCACGCTCAACGCGGATCTCCAAGACATGCATGATTGGTTCTGCTCGGAGCATGTGTTTATGTTTTATTTCATCGGTGGCCGACCTCTTCAGGAAAGAGTGAAAGCCGCTTTCGTGAAGCCGAGGGATTGTTATGTCAGCCCGATCGTAACGACGGTCGCAAGGTCTAACCTTTAGGAGGTGCATCATGGAACAGTGGGGAAGCATCATCGCGGCAATGATTAACACGGTTCTTGTTTTAGGGATCGTCCAGCTCTTGAAGACCTATATCCCGAAGCTGAAGGAGGTCACGCCCTGGTTGATCCCGATTCTCGCGGGCGCGATCGGCCCGGCGGCGGCAGCAGGGCAGAACTACCTGGGGTCGCTCCTGGGTGCGGCGATCTATCTCGATCCGATCGTGGCCATCTTCACCGGCGCGTCGGCCACCACGGCCAACCAGGTCTACAAACAGGCCAAAGACTCGAAGCCCGTCGAGGCGGGGAAGAAGCTCATTGCCTTGCTCCTGCTCGCAGGGGCGTGCGGCTTGCTGGTTTCAGGCTCGCTGACGGGCTGCGCGACGCTCGGGAGCAGATGGAACGCAGCCACGGAGGACGAGAAAGCGCGGTTGATCCTCGACGACCTTCAGACCAGCGTCGATTCGATGCTCGAATTCGGCGAGATCTACGTGGCGATTCATCCCGAGAAAAAGCCCGACTGGCAAACGCGCGTCCTCCCGCTCTTCAAGGCCGTCAACGAGATGATCGGAAAGTACATCCCATTGGCGGAGGCCAACGCGGGGAAGGTCACGGTCTGGCAGGTGCTATCGACGATCCAGCCGAAGCTCGCGGAGATCGAGGCGATCCTCATTAAGTGGGGGTTTTCAAAAAAATAACAACATTTCTATTTGCAAACGGAGGTGAAAAACATGGTCCCAGGAGAAAAGGAAGCGGCAGGAGCGGCGGTGACATTGGGAATTTTCGCGCTGAATAAGATCATCGCGCTGGCGATCAAGTACTCGCAGGAGACCGGTGAAATCCCGACCTACGCGCAGCTGGAAGAAAGAAACCTCTTGACCGGCCTGAAGATCGACCGGCTGATGAAGGAGGAATGATGGAGCAGGCCCTCAAGGATCTTTTCCTTGACGCATGCAGCAACGCGATCAAATGGGGGCCGGGGCTTCTGATCGTCCTGGTCATGCTCTACGGGCTGTACAGGCTGATCAACAGCGTCGGCTTGAAAATCGTGGCCGGTCTCGAAAAGCCCGCTGAGGCGCTTAACAAGCAGGCCCAGTCGATGGACAAGCTCTTTAGCTCGATCCAGGGATATGTGGGCCGGGATGAAACCGAACACCATGAAATAATCCTGTTGCTCAAGGTGATCTCCAATAAGGTCAATCGCATCGAGGAAAAGAATGGATCCTAAAAAAGAGCGGTACCGAAGAATACGAGGCATGATCCTGAAGCTCCTGGCCTGCGAGCATCCGGGATCCCTCGACCTGAAAGTCCTCCATTTTTCCCTCGACAACCTCGGCTACACGATCACCGAGGAAGAGATGCGGAGCCACCTGGATTACCTCGCGAAGAAGACGCCCGGACTGATCAAAGTCGAAAAGCGAAAGACCGGCAGGGTCGAGATCGAAATGGCGACGGTCACCCCGGAAGGGCTTGACGTCATCGATGAGTTTCGGACCGACCCGGGAATCGACACGCATTTTTAACCCCTTTAACTCCCCCTTCCCCCTCTTAGCTTAAGAGGGGGGGATTGGAGGGGGCGTTAGAGAGGTGCGGTTATGGGAGCTTATGGCAAAGGGAAAATCGGTATTCGCTGAATCGAGAGAATTGGCTTTCAGTTGCTACCGTAAATGCGGCGGCAATGTCGAGGCGACGCTGCGAGGGCTTGAGAAAGAGGGGCTCAAGCTCTCAAAGCCGACCCTATATGAGTGGATGGAGAAATACAATTTCAAAGAGCGTTTGAAGAACGCCGACGCCGTAGCCCAGGAGGCGAGCGACGCGAAGATACAGTACCGCGAGAAGATCCTCCTGGACCTGAAGAAACAGAAGGAGCGCTATGACAAATTCTTCGAGAGCCTTGCCGAGAATGCGATCGATACCCAGGCCACGTATGCTTATAACTCGCTCTGCAAAACCATCTCCGACATCCAGCGCGATCTCGATTCAAAGCCGGATCTTTACCGTATGGCTCCGCTTGTCATGGATGGGTTTGTTCAGTTCGTTAAGAAAGTGGTCAAGGAGCAGGCGTCACAGGAAATGGTATTCGGTCTGATCGATCGGTTCTTTGATGAGGTGAAAGATAGTAATCAGTGACCGGTGATCCCGATAAAGAATCGATTCCTGATCGGGATGACTGATAACTGATAACTCGTAAGACAGAGGTAATGACGAAGTGGCAAGTAAGAAAGAGATTCAACAATTAATCAATCGCGTCAGATCCCGGATGCGGGCGGAGGTAAAGCCCTTCGAGGATATCTCTCCCGAGGCCAGGGCCGAGCGCATTCGCCGCTCCAGGGAGGATGACTTTTATTTTTTCAGGACGTACCTCCCGCATTATTTTCCGACCGAGAGCGCCGAATTCCACGAAGAAGTAGTCGAGCTCTCAAAGGTCCAGGATGAGCCGGTGATTATCGCCGCTCCCCGCGAGCACGCGAAATCGACGCTCTGCACGTTTGCCATTCCCGTCGCGGATATCTGTCTCGAGCGGAAGCACTTCATCATCATCATTTCCGACACTGAGGACCTGGCCGCGGATTTCAGTGTGTTCATACTGTTGGAACTCCAGGAGAACGAGAGGATCCTCGCGGATTTCGGAAATCTGAAAGGACATAAAACGGAAGCGAAGGATTTCACCACACGAAACGGGATCCGCGTCAAATCCCGTGGCAGACTTCAAAGACTTAGAGGTATCCGGAATCGTCAGTACCGGCCGGACCGCGTGCTTGCCGATGAGTTCGAGAACGATAAGAACGTGAAAAACCCAAAGCTAATTAAAGAGGGCGTGGATTGGATACTTACCGCTGTCCTCGGATCGTTGGCCGAAGGATATTCATTCATGATGATCGGGACCGTCCTTGCGAAGAAATCGGTCCTGACCTGGTTCTTAAACGCCAAAGACGAAAACGACCAACCCCTCTACATCAGCCGCGTTTATAAGGCGATCAATGACGATGGCTCGCCACTGTGGCCTGCGAAGTGGCCCATCGAGAGGCTTCTCAAAAAAAAGCGTCAGATCGGGACGCTCAGGTTCAACAGGGAATTTCAGAACGACCCGAAAGATGAAGAAGGCCTCTTCCGGGAAGAATGGTTCAAATACTACGCGCCGGAAGAGATCGCCGGAAAAGCGCTGGCGATCTATGACGCGGGAGATGCCTCGGTCGGAAAAAATGAATCGGCTGATTACCGCGCCTTTATCAAAGTGGGCCGCGCTCCGGATGGCACGGTCTATGTCCTTCAGGCCGATATCAAAAAGCGGTCCGTCGATAGTTTCGTTACGACGGCGTACATTCGCCAGAAGGAACAGCCCGCTCTGGTGATCGGCATCGAGACGAATTCCTTTCAGGCCGTGCTCATCATCCTTTTCAACGATGAGGCAAAAGTGCGGGGTCTCCATCTCCCGATCAAAGAGATCGATAATACCGTCAACAAAGAAATTCGGATCACCAGGCTTTCACCCCTGGTTGAAAGAGGTGTCATCCGCTTTTGCAAAGGCCACTCCGATCAGGACCTCCTGGTCGAACAGTTGATCTATTTTCCATCAACCACGGTTAACGACGATGGCCCCGATGCGCTGGAGATGGCGGTCAGATTGGCAGAGACCTATGCCGGAGGTCCGGTGCAATATGAGTCTGTCCAGAAGCGGCGCTTTGGGGAACAAAAAGGAGCGTACTAACGCCCCTCTATTCCCCCCTTAAGCTAAGGGGGGATGAAGAGGGTTATGACACAGCGACGCCAATGGAAATCAAATTCAGTTTGAAAAAATGGCACTCTTTAAGATTTTGCGTTCTAAGGGCATTAATCGGCAGGGGCTATACCAAACCCCTAAAAGGGTTGACAATAATGACAACCCTATGTCAACCGCACTCACAGGGCTATACTTGGGGGCAGTGACCATCCGGAAAGGGTATTTTTGGAATGACACTACTTTTTGACCAATTTGGGCGTGAGATTCGGGTGGGCAAGAAGCCCGAAATGAGGGAGATCGCGGTCACCGCCGTCAGGGACCGCTGGTCGCAGTATCCCTCCAAGGGTCTGACCCCGGAAAAGCTGGCAGCCATCCTGGTCGAGGCGGACCAGGGCGACGTTTACCGCCAGGCCGAATTGTTTGAGGACATGGAGGAGAAAGACGCGCATTTGTTCGCAGAGTTTCAAAAAAGAAAGAACGCGGTGCTCTCCTTCGACTACGAGATCCAGCCCTATTCCGAGAGCGCCAAGGATAAAAAGATCACCGAGTTTCTTCAGGATATTTTTTACAATCTTCCGACGTTTGAAGACGCTCTGCTCGATCTTCTTGACGCAATCCCGAAGGGCTTCGCCATGATCGAGCCGATGTACGATTTTGTGAGTAACCGCGTAACGATCTCCGACCTTTCGTGGATCCACCAGAAACGCGCCGTATTTTATGATCGCGGCGCCGCAGGCGTCTGGCAAAAAACATTTGAGATGCCGAAAATCATCACCGAGGCAGAGCAGATCAACGGCGAGATCATGCCTCCGTTCAAATTGATCTATCACCGGCACAAGGCCCGGTCCGGTTACGACACCAGGGCGGGCATCATGCGTGTCTGCTCGTGGATGTATCTTTTCAAGAACTACTCGATCAAGGACTGGGTCGCTTTTGCGGAAATTTTCGGGATGCCTCTTCGCCTCGGAAAATATGATTCGGCGGCGAGCAAGGAAGATAAAGATAGTTTGATCGCGGCCATTCAATCGCTCGGCACGGATGCAGCCGGCGTCATCTCCAAAAACACGGAGATCGAATTCATCGAAACGATGAAAAATACCGGCACCCAAAATGTCTTCGACGTGCTCGCCAATTTTTGTGACAAGCAAATGAGCAAAGCGATCCTCGGCCAGACGCTGACGACGCAGGAAGGGGATTCAGGCTCATATGCCCTGGGCAAGGTCCATAATGAGGTCCGGCAGGATCTCACCCGGGGCGATTCCGAATCGCTTTCGAAGACGGTCCGCTTCCAGATGTTTCGCCCCCTGGTCGGTTGGAACTTCGGATGGGACAAACCCCTTCCGTGGTTCAAGATCCAGTATGAGCCATCCGAAGATTTGAAGAACCTCTCCGAGGTCTACAAGAATGTTTCGGCGCTTGGGCAGCCCATAAGCCAGGAGCACGTTAGTGAACGCTTTAAGATTCCCCTTCCGGGCAAGAAAGAGACCGTGCTCGTGCCTCCGGCGTCGGCAGCCAATCCGTTCGCGATGAAGATGATCGCAGGAAAGAAAAATGTAGTAGCGTCGGCATTTACTGCCGACGTTTCGACATCCCAAAAGGAGATCGACACTCTCATTAACAATTCCCTCGATCAGGGCGGGATCTCGGAGTTTCACGATTCATTAATGGCGATCATTGACGAGGCGACGAGCCTCGAGGATCTGCAAGCGAAGATCCTTGAGCGGTTCAAGGATTTGGACCTCGAAAAAATGAAAGAGATGATGGCGCGCTCTTTCTTTATAGCGAATTTACTTGGGAGGATTAGCAAATGACGCGGAGGCGCGGCGACACGGAGACGCGGGGATGGTAACAGAATGGGGGCCGTTACCTTTTGATGAGGCGATAGATTTTTTCAAAGGCAAGATCCCGATGTCGATCGACGAATTTCTTGACCTTGCGAAGGAATCGCGCGTCAGGGCCTTCTCGGTATCGAATGTCACCGGGATGGGCGCCCTTTCCGATATTCAAAGCTCGGTCGCCAGGGCCATCGAGGAGGGGCTGAGCTTCGGGGATTGGAAAAAGCTGATCGGCCAGACACTTCTGGGCTACGGGATCAAGGGTTTTAGGATGGAGACGATCTTTCGCTCCAACGTCCAGACGGCCTACCAGGTCGGCCACTATCAGCAGATGCACGATCCCGACGTTCTGAAAGATCGGCCCTATTGGAAATACGTCGCGGTGATGGATGAACGGACGAGGCCCGAACACGCGCAGTGGCACGACACCGTGCTCCCGGCGGACGATCCCTGGTGGAACACGCATTACCCGCCGAACGGATATAACTGCCGGTGCACGGTTGTGAGTCTCTCCGGCAGAGAAGTCGACCGCGAAGGGCTTTTGGTGATGCCCTCTCCGAAGATCGAGACGTATGAATGGGTCGATAAGCGGACCGGCGAGGTCCATGACATCCCGAAAGGGATCGATCCCGGATGGGATGTCAATCCGGGGAAATTGGGAATGATGGCAGGCTTGATTTAAATCAGTAATCAGTAACTACTAAACCCGGTGATCAGTGATCAGTAACTGATCACAAGACTTTACTGATAACTGATAACTGTAGTTGGATGGTCGCATGATCAAACTCAGCGTGACACTCGATGCGGAACAGGCGAAGGCGACGCTCACGGCGCTTGCGGGCAAGATGAAAAACATGACGCCGGTGATGAAGACCGTGGGCCAGCTCCTCCGTGCATCGATTCAAAGAAATTTCGAGCAGGGCGGCAGGCCCCAGGGCTGGATCAGGCTCAGCCCGGCCACGTTGAAGAAGAGAAGGGGCAGCAAGATCCTGGTCGATACGGCGAGGCTCAAGAATTCGATCAAGGTCCAGGCGTCATCCGACAGGGTTGTGGTCGGGACGAACGTCGTTTACGCGGCGATCCATCATTTCGGTGGCCAGGCCGGCCGTGGGCGCAAGGTGAAGATTCCGGCCAGGCCGTTCATGCTGGTCCAGGACGAAGACTGGAAAGAGATCAACTCAGTCGCAGCGGATTATTTGCTGAAGGAGTGAAGGCGATGTACAAAAATATTTCTGATTTGCCGGATGCAGTGAAAGCTCTTCCTGAGCATGGCCAGGAGATATGGATGGCCGCCTTCAACTCGGCCTGGGAGCAATATTCCAAATCTCCCTCTCCCTCAATGGGAGAGGGTGGGGGTGAGGGTGATCTCGAGGAGAAATGCTTCGCCACGGCATGGGCCGCGGTGAAAAATAAATACGAAAAGAAAGACGATGAGTGGGTTGAGATTTCAGCTGGTAAGATGCAGCCCGCCTTGATTCTGAAGGAGATTGCATCCGATGCTCCGGGGGAATTTCAGCTCCTTCCTGAAGGGAAGATCGATATAGAGGGGGATCGCCCGGCCCTTGTCGATGATGAGAGCGTCAAATCGATTTTGGAATATCACCGCCGCCGCGGAAATGACATGGTGATCGATTACGAGCATCAAACACTCAAAGACGTCGAAGCCCCGGCCGCAGGCTGGATCAAGAACATGATCAATAGAGGAAAGGATGGAATCTGGGTCACGGTAGAATGGACGAAACGAGCGAGCGAGTACATTGCCAACAGGGAGTACCGGTTCTTCTCCCCGGTCATTGGTGTTCGAGAATCCGATAGGAAGATCATTGCAGTGCTCAATGTGGCGCTGACGAATTTTCCTAAAATCAATAACCTTAGACCGATCATTGCAAAACTCGAAGCCGACAGGCTTTTAGATATTGACCCTGATCGGGAAGATCGCCAACAAAAAGGAAAGGAGGAAAAACTTATGTTGGAAAAATTGAAGAAGTTGTTGGGACTGGCAGCGGACGCTGCAGAGGCAAAGGTCGAGGAGGCGGTCCAGCTCCTCATAAACAAGGTCAAATCATCCGAGATGGTGGTCGCCTGTAAAGAGGTCCTCGAGGCAGTCGGCGCAAAAGCGGAAGCGACGAAGGAAGAGGTGATTCTGATCGTCGCGTCACTCAAGGCCCCGGCCGAGGTGGCGAAGACGCTCTCGCTCGAGGTGGCCGATCTCAGAAAGCAGCTCCAGGAGATCAAACAGACCGATCTCGTTCAGCTCGCGCTGAAAGAAGGGAAGACCTCTCCTGAGGAATTGGACAAATGGGGACGCGATCTCGCACTGAAATCTCCGGAGCAGTTCAAGGTGATCGTTCTCTCGCGGCCGGCCGGGAGCGTGATCCCCATCGGGGGGATCCCTCCGGAGGGGCCCCGAAGGGACGGGAACATGGATGAGGTCCAGAAGTCCATCAATAAGATGATGGGGATCACGGAGGAGACGTTCAAAAAATATAACAAGACAGCGTGACGCGGAGACGCGATGACGCGGTGAGAAAACCTTAAGAAAGGAGAAAGAGCATGGATCTGATGAGCGGATTGAGCATTCTTGGAATGCTGCTGATGTTTTTGGTAATCGGCCTGGCTCTCGCGGCCGATAAAAAGACGGAGTACACGGAGGGCGTCGAGCTTTCCATTCCGGTGGACGATGCTGATCACATTTACGCCGGGGCGATGGTCTGCGTCAACGCGGCAGGCTATGCGGTCGTAGGCGGGGATACGGCGGGTCTGATTTTTATGGGCATTGCCAGGGAGGAGGCGGATAACACCCTCGGCCTCGATGGGGCGATCAACGTGCTTGTCCGCAGGCGGGGTCTTTTTAAGATGACCTTTCAGACAGCGATCTCCATCGCCAACATGGGAGACAATGTTTTTATCTACGACGATGAAAAGGTCGATGTGGCCGGCAATGTAACGAACGATATCTTCGTCGGGATCATTGCCAAGTATATCGATACGACTCATGCCTGGGTCGATATCGAGCCCGCCATCAAACAGGCCGACGTGGCCACGCATATCGCCGATCCGACTGCGGCCCACGCAGCATCTGCGATCTCGATCGCAGACGCCGGACTCTTCACAACAACAGCCCAGGTGGAAGCGGCCCTTCAGGAGATCTATCAGAGTCTCCTCAGCGCCCAGGGGATCATTGATATCCCAACGCCATACTTTAGCGCCGCCGGCGTTGCCCTGGCAGCCTTTGCCGATGGCGCTTCGGACGTCCCAGGCTTTTGCGTGACGTCCAAGGGTATGGGTGTCCGGTGGAATAACCACGCCGCTCCCCTGCCGGTTGCGTGCAAGGTGCTGGTGCCGCCCGATGCGGATATCGCTGCCAACATGACCCTGCATGTCATCGCGGCCAAGATTGGGGCGACAGCCGGGGATCTCCCGAAGTTCACCGTCGGGGCATTTAACAACGTAGTCGGCGCGCTTTATGACGCCGATGCGGATTTCGGCGGCGACACCGACGCGATGATCAATGCCGCCACGAAGACCATCCAGCATGTGACTCTTACGCTGGCCCTGGCTAATTTGGCAGCCTATCCTAACCTGATGGAGGTAACGATCACACCGAAGGAAGGCACCCTGGGGACGGACGACCTGATCATGTTCGGCGCGTTCATCGCGTACAAGAAAAAGCTGCTGACCAGCTAAGCGCTAAGGGTGGGGAGCGATTTCAGATCGTTTCCCACTTAACAATTATCCAAACTTTTGAAAGGAGGAATTACCGATGATAGTCAATCAGGCAGCCCTCGCGGGCATCTACAAAAGTTTCAGCACCATTTTCAACCAGGCATTCGACGGAGCGCCGAGCATGTGGGACCTTATCGCCATGCTCGCGCCTTCGAGCGGGAGAAGCGTCGATTACAAATGGCTCGGCGATTTCCCGATGATGCACGAATGGCTCGGCGATCGTGTGATCAAAGACCTCTCCGGGTTCCATTATGAGATCGTCAATAAAGATTACGAGTCGACCATCGAGGTCGATCGCAATGACATCGAAGACGATCAGATCGGAGTCTATTCGCCCATGATCCAGGGACTTGGGCAAGCGGCCAAGAAACATCCGGATGTTCTCATGTTCGCGCTTCTGGCCGCAGGATTTGCGACCCTTTGCTACGACGGCCAATATTTCTTCGATGATGACCATCCGGTCGGAGCAAGCACCCAGAGCAATATCGGCGGCGGAGCAGCCGCCGCCTGGTATCTTCTGGATCTCTCGAGGCCGATCAAGCCCCTGATTCTTCAGAGGCGGAAGAATCCGGAGTTCGTGGCGATGGACCGGTCTGACGACGAGAATGTCTTCATGCGGAAGAAGTTCCGGTATGGGGTCGATGATCGAAAGAATGTCGGCTATGGCCTCTGGCAGCTGGCTTACGGGAGCAAGCGGGCAATCGATGCGACCTATTATCCGGCGGCCCGGGCGGCCATGATGGGTTTTACAAATGACGAAGGTGTTCCCCTCGGGATCACGCCCACTCACCTGGTCGTTCCGCCCAGCCTGGAGGCATCTGGAAAAGCGATGGTCGAAGCGCAGTTCAACGCAGCCGGCGCGAGCAACGTGTGGTACAACTCGGCGAAGCTCGTCGTCGTGCCCTGGCTGACGTAAGACCTGATGGGGAGATAAGCCCCCGAAGCACTGGGATCACTAAGAGTGGGGGATAGGGAGATGGGGAGAAAAAACTTCTCATCTCCTGAGTCCTTCTGCTATTACAAAAAATTAAAGCGGAGGTGAAAGATGATTCGAATTCGATCAAAGAAAGATGGCTTCCGGCGCTGCAAGATCGCGCATTCCACAGCTCCAAAAGATTATCCGGATGACAAATTCACGGAAGCAGAGCTTGCAGCTCTCCAGGCTGAGCCGATGCTTATTGTTGAAGAGCTTCCGGATCCGCCGAAAGAGAAAGGAAAGAAATGACGCGGAGACACGGGGAAACGGAGATGGCGTGAATTCAATTCTCCGCGATTCCGTGTCTCACAATCTCTCCATCGGAGGTTAAACAGTGGCTTACAGCACGCTGGCGGATCTGAAAAAGCAGATCCCCGAAAAAAAGATCATCGAGCTGACGAACGACGCAGGCGCGGGTCCGCCTAAGAAAATCGCATACACTTCGGGCGGGGCGTATGAGATCGTCGCCGGTGACACGATCGTCCAGGGGGCGACCCATGCGCTGGTTGACGAGGTGGTCCTTTCTACCGGCACCTGGGCGGGCGGCGACGCTGCCGGAGATCTCTATCTCTCCGACCAGATCGGAGACTTCGCCGCCGGAAATCTGGCCGTGGGATCCAATTCAAACGTTGCGACCGTCGCGGGTAATTCCACGGACACCGTTTACGCGGTCGATACGACGAAGGTTGATGAGGCGATCGCAGACGCGGACGCCATGATCGATTCTTATTGCGGCCAGGTGGAGGAAGTCCCTTTTACGACGATCCCTCCGATCATCAAGAAGCATTCGGTCACGATCACGATCTATTTCTTGTATACCCGGAGATCGATGGCGCCGGAGCTGGTTCGAAAGAATTATGAGGACGCGGTTGCGCACCTCAAAGACATTTCAACCGGCAAAGCTTCGCTTCCTCCGGTGACGGCGGAGGAAGTGGCCGTGGGCCAGGAGACCGCGATCTCGAGCGGCGAAAGGGTTTTCACCCGGGATAAGATGAAAGGATTTTAGGCCGAATGTACATAGCAACCACTCCATTTTACATCGAAGTTCTGGATGCCGCAGGTAAGGAGGCCAGTGGTTATCTGGGAACCGTTGGCGCCGGGCTGACGTTGGGGCCCGAGCTGATTATCAACGGCGGGATGGAAGCTGGAGATCCCCCCACGGGATGGGACGCCGTGGCTACCCCAGAGACTTTCGAGCGGAGCGGGGTTCAGAAGAAGTCCGGATCATATTCGCTACATCTCGTCGATTCTGTCCCGAGCTATGGCCAGGGCAGGCAATACTTTCCAGGCGGGGCGAGGGTCGCCGGGGCCGTGTATACATTCCTCTTTTCTCACCACACCATCACCGGGCCACTCAATGCGATATTCTCCGACGGCAACGGCGTGGCATTGGGAGACGTGAGCTATGCCGATCTGGCTGCCTGGTTTGATCGCACAACTTTTTATGCGATGACGGTTGATGACGGGGGTATCGGATTCGTAACTTTCTACCATGCAGCGGGAGGAGCCCTGGAATTTTATCTCGATGATGTCTCCGTTAAAAGAGTAACAGAACCTCCGGCCACCGCCGTCCATATCGTTTCCGCTGTCAATGGCATGACACGGAATTGGGCCTCGATAGAGGCCGGATTCGATCCAAGCAACATCACAAGCTGGAAGATCTACGATCTCGCTCATCCGGGTTTTTATCTCCCGAGCGATGGATCGACCTTCAACCGGGGAGATTTCAAAGACGGCAATGCTTTTTTTTGGTCTTCTATCGATCTCTCGCCCTATGCCGGGACATTGACCGCGTCAGAGGGCTGGAGCGACATAACCGAGGCCGATCAGAGCGACATTTTAAAGGCCCTCAAATCTGCCATCCCTGCGGCCATGAAAGAGATCAAGGCGGTTCATGTGCTTCCCGATCCGGATCTTCTTCCGGAGAGCGCGCAATTTCCCTGCGTGGGGCTGAAGGACGGGGACAGCGATTTTTCCGAGGGCATGGATAGGACGGAAGTGGAAAGCGGGTCCGTCCTGGTTTATGTCTACGTGCAGATTCTTAAAGAGGAAGCATCGATCATGGGGGAGGGCTCGAAAAAAGGAGTCCTGAGATTGATCAGGGACCTCCGGACCGCGCTCAATCAGACCATGCTCGGCGGGCTGGTCAAACACTTCTACTCTCCGGAGGTCATGGCCTCGGAGACGATGTTCAAAGGCGAAGACGTTTTTGTCCAGAGAAAAGGCTGCCGCTTCATTTACCAAAGATGACGCGGAAGTTTTTTGTAGCGTCGGCATTCACTGCCGACGGATTGCCGACGGAAGGAGAAACCAATGCCATACAGACTAAAAAAGACCGAGAATGCGTTTCAGGTTTGCAGGGAAGGAAAGTTTGAGTACCGGCGATACGAGCGCGGGAAGACCTATGACGAGGTCCCGCCCGAAGACGCGCACAGGTTTGAGGAAATCAGTGTCAGTGGCAGTGTCAGTGACAGCAAAAAGGTCAAATCAAAAAAAGAGAACTGACACCGACACCCCGTCTTCGGCCCCAGTCACCTAAGGGGGGCACAGACACTTTTCGACTGAAAGGAGAAGACTATGAGATCCGATTTTGCAACTGACGTCCAGATAGCCGTATCGGCAAATCTGAAGGAAACGGGCATTAACGTAGAGCAGGCCCTTGATACGGGAATGCTCTGCGACATCGCGTCGATCCCCGGCCGCGAGGCCAAGCGCGAGGATAATGCCGACGAGGCCCACGGCAAAGAGGAGGCGGACACGATCTATGACCTCGGCGGCCTCTCGAAGATGAAGATGCGTTTTCCGCGCATGCAGGCCCAGCATATGGCCTTTATCGGATCGAATGGGCTGGCCAGCAGCTCTTCTGTCGCGGCCGGAACGGGCTTCCTGCGGACGATCCTTCCCATCACCGGCGATCTCGACGCTGCAAGATCGAGCCCTTCCTTCACGCTCGCGGCGAGGCTCGGAAAGCATTTACAGAAAATCCGCGAAGCGAGTATGTTCGTGACCGGGTTCGATCTGACATTAGAGAGGGACAGCTGGGCGGTCCTCGAGGCGGATGTAAACGGCACCGGAAAAGAGACCACGAACAGAACGAAAGAGACCGTCAACGCGGCGTATAACGCGGCCTCTCTGACGCTCGCTGCCAACGGCGTCGCCGGAGCGGACGCAGCCGAGCGGCTCGCCAACGTCCATCATATCCGGGTGCAGGTGCCCGTGACGCTCGAATGGGTTGACGTGGTCTATTCAGCCGTCTCGGACGCGGAGGGCGCAGTGATCACGATCACGCCTCCAGGAGGCGTGGCAACGCTGACCGATTACGAGATTATCTACAACATCAAAGAGGCCGGAGCTTATGCCTGGTGTGTATTTCCGAACCGGGTTGATGAGCCCCCGCTCCGGGTGAGCGATTTTGCCGTCAACATCGGAGGCAAGTGGACGGGCAGCCTGGCAGGCGGCCATTCGATGGCGGCGGATATCAATATGTTCAAATGGAGCTGCAAATGCGGGCCAGTGCCCGATTTCGCGCCCGGGGGCGGAACTTATCTTTATGCGAACAGGGCGCTGAGAGAGCCGCGAAAGCAGACCGTGACGCTGGACCGGCGCTTCGTCGATGCGATCCTCGCGCAGAGATTCGACGACATCGAATACTTCACGCTCTACGCGATCGCCGCAGGCGCAATCTATGATACGCCTCACAAGTACACGGTTGAAGTCATTTTTCCGAGAGTGGCGGTGAAGGGAAGACCCGTCAGCGTGGGGGATAAGAAGCGCCTGGTCGAGGCCGTCGAGTTCGACGTTTACCAGGACGACACCTACGGGAGCGTGATCCTGAGAACAAAAAACATGGTAGAAAACTACGCCGCCTAAGCGGTAAAACCAGTGATCAGTGAGCAGTTGCTGATCACGAGATTTTACTGACCACTGATAACTATCAGTTTAGAAGGGAGCGAAACGCAATGGCACGGATCATCGGTGAGAATATCAAAAATAAATTGATTATCAAAGATCAATTGAATGAGAACAGTTTTTTGACGATCTATCACGAGTCGGCGACGGCGGAAGAGCGGATCGCCTACCGGTCCTCACAATGGAAAAGAGACGGCAGCAAGATCGAGAGCCGGCTGACCGAGGCCAGGCAGGAGTGGGGAGAAAAGAAGATCACCGGATTCAAGGAAGGGGATTTCAAATTCAAAACCTCTTCACTGGAGGGAGAGGGTAAGGGTGAGGGGGAATTACGAACGATTTCTTCCGACCCGGAATCTCCCAATTATGACCCGAACTGGAAAGCCCTTCTCCGGAAATATGCGCCCGACGTCCTCGAGGCCGTGGCGGAGCACATCTTCGAGTCGACGTTTACGATCGCCGAGCAGGACTACACCCAAAAAAACTGATCGAGGACATTAAGGCGCTGATGGGCCTTAATGTCTGTGACCCAAAAC